GGGTGTTCTGTGCTGCCTTCATACCACCGAAAGCAGTGATGCGGGGGTTCTGTCCTGGCGCACCCTCTTCGATTTCAAAAGACTCGGATGACATCGTATAATTTTTGATGTTGTTCTTTTTGAGTTCAGCATCAAGTCGCTCTCGGTCACGCATTGGGACTTTAATCTCTCCCTTTGGTGTGATTACACCTTGCACGCCCATCTTTCTCATGACCTTACGAGCCTCATAGTTTTCATCAACTTCGACAGACTCTTCTGTCTTCTTTCTCGCATCAATCATTCTTTGAGCGGCACGACCAGCGGCAGAGGTATCGGGAGTGCTACGCATCTTAGCAGCCTTCTCCTTCTCTCGCTGCATGGCTGCCTTCTCGGCGTCGGATGGAGCCTTATACTTGAAGTCAACACCCGCACGCATGGCGGGCTTGACGGCTTCTTCTACCTCATGCTCAACATGATCTTTGGTAAGACGGGGGTTCTTCAGATTGCGGGAATCGTATGGGGTGGTTCCCGACTTACGAGCCTGCTTGAGAAGTCTACCCATGTCTCTTGCTTTGATTGGCATTTTTGCACCATCTTTGTAGGTGTCGGAACCCTTATACTGGACAGTGACTGTGCTGCCAGGTCCGCGATCTCGCTTACCCTTACCAGTGACGGTTCCTGTCGAGTCCCCAGCAGAATCATACTTGATCGCCTCTCCCATTCGCTTCTTTTCTTTGGTTCTAGCGGCCATTATTCGAGCGATTCCTTCTTTATCACCCTTCTTGTGGAGTGCTGCGATATCTTCTCGCTCTCTTTGCTTTCTTTCATCGTCGCTTTTCGCCGCTGCAAGTGCCTTTTCTCTACCTTGCTTTACTAAAGACTTGAGGTGGGACTTACTAGTAGGCTTAATGGTTTGACCCTCGTCTACCTGAACCGACTCTACCTTGTGACCCTTGTGCTTCTTGTGAAGAAGGTGATCATGCTCTCCAGCCTTGGAATCATCCTCAAACTCGTCTCTCATCTTGGCAGCAACAGCCTTGCGGGTTGCGACTGAGAAGCGATGACCATGCTCCTTATGGTAGCGATCAGCGGCATCCTTTGCAGCGTGACCGAAGGCCTTGTGTGCCTTCTCGCTATCATAGGTTCCAGCGGCTTGCTTGTTACGAAGGTTCTTGTGAATAGGAGTCATTCGCTGACGGTGAAGATCGGCGTGGTTAGACGCATAGAGGTGAAGTTCACGGGTGTCGTGATCATCACCTTCTGCGAGATCGTCGTCCTCATCTTCATAAGGATCGTTCTCGTCGTGGTAGAGATCCTCTACATCTTCGTCGTCCCAAACATCATCCTCATCACAGGACTCACATACATTCCATGTGTCATCAGTGACATCCTGAATACGAGACTCGATGAGTTCGTGGACTCTTCGATTGAGTTCTTCTTTCAGCATATCGGAAAACTGTGAAAAGTTTCCCTCAATCGCTGCTTCGATCATCTTCTCGTTCATCTTCGATTTCTCCTTCTTCGGAATCTGTTTGGTTTTGCATAAGAGACGAGGACATAGAAACTTCTGCGTCTCTGAGTCTTTCGGAAACTTTGCTGGAGATCGCTCTCTTAAAAGAGTCCTCGAAGTCCACAACGCTGCTGTTTACAACAGCCTTAAACATATCATTATAATCATCTTCTGACATTTTGATCTCCAAATTCATCTTCCTCGGGAGGTTCTTCCTCCCTTTCTTTATCTATCTGTTTCTTCATTTCATCAGCCTCTTCATCCGTTAAACGAAGGATTTTCTTGTAGACATACTCCTTGGAGAAGTATTGACCGATGAATTCGCCTACATCTCGCATCATTTCAAGACGCTCCTTCATGATCTCAGTTTCCTTGAGTTCACTGAAGTAGTTGTCGCGGTTGTAGTCGAAAAGGATATCTTGCACAAGATCGTCGAACTCTTCCTTACTCATGACTCCCTTGATGACCAATTGAGTTCTGAGAAGATTAACGAAAAGATCATTGAACTTGTTTCGAAGTCTTTCTACAAACTTGTAGAACTTGACTTCATCTCTTGAGATTTCAGCAGAACGGCCCATGTTGAATCCGTTGTCTGCCTCCATGCGAGAGGTGGGAACATGAAGAGCCTGATAAAGTCTCTTCTTGAAGTATTCGACATCCTCCATCTCACCGAGGTTCTGTCCACCATCAAGGGTGGTGATTTCGGTTCCTCTACCACCTTCACGACGAGGCATCCAATAGTCCTCAAGCATCGACATGTGACGACGATCGTCACGCATCTCACCACTACTGGCATCGTAGACTAACTTGTTACGATACCGATTCATGATGTCTCGGAGATATTGTTCGGCCTTGTTCTTAGGAAGATTACCGACATCAACATAGAAGACACGACGCTCGGGGGCACGGGAGATTCGATAGATGACAACCGCATCCTCGATCATACGAAGTTGATTGAGTGGCTTGATTGCCTTCTGGAGATAGCCGAAGACTCTCTTTCTGGTTGAATCATACAATCCTGAGTTGATGTAGCAGATGGCATCGGGGAGAATTTTCAGACCAGTGTCAAGTCCTCCTTGGTTTGCCTGCTGTCCTGCTGTGTTGGTTCCTGTTTGACGCTCGTTGTAGATGTAAAACTCTTCAGTATCTCCATATAGCGTAACAGGTTGAGCAGAACCATCCCTTGCTGATTTCTTTTTGACACTTTTGACTTTTCGGATTTTGGTTGGATCAATAGGTCGTAACTCAACGATTCCCCTTTTAGGTGACTTTGGGTCAAGAATCATATGATAGTAGAGGCGACTTTCGATGTACCATTTACGAAAAATTTCATGTCCACGCGAACGAAAACGAAGAAGTTTGAGAACCTCATCAAACTCTTCGTGAACTCTCTTCTTAATATTTGTTGAAAGCGAGGTCTTGTCTAGGTTTACATTGACTGCAATTCTTTCGTCGTCATAGACAAGAGAATCATTACAAATATCATCAATGGCCATCTCTACTTCTGGATGAAGAGCCATATCACGATACTTGTAGATCAGATCTATGTCGTTCTTGACATATGGATCAAAATCAAGGTAGGAGCCGTAAAAGCCCCCACCTTGAACAATGGATGCGCCATCTTCTGTGTCAGGTGGTACGAATGATACTACCTTGTCAGAATCTGGCTTTGATTTCTCGATACTATAACCAAACAAGTTAATTGGCATAAACTATTCACTTTCATATCAAAGAGCGTTTTCGGGATCAGTGCCTTGTGTGCTATCCGTTGCAGTTGTCTTATCAGTAGCACTACCCTGTCCCGAACTTGCTAACCAATACTGGTACTGTAGAGTAACCGTAAATTCACCGATAGAATCTGAGTTATCAGAACTGACAGAAACAGAACTGATTGACTCGGGGTAAGCACCAACAAAGTTGTAGGTTTTAATTGCGTTACCCTGTCTATTTAGGGAAGAAACCTTCCAGTCACAGAAGACATCGGTGTTGAATCCCGAACCAGCACTGGTGAAGAATCCACCCTGAACATCAGGAGTGTTGGCTTCAAACTGGTTGATAAGGTTCGACCAAGCCTCAAACTTGTTACGGAGTTCGTAGTCACCATCCATCAGAACGGTAATAGTCCACGAATCAAAGGTGCGATCGCCAGGAATCTTGATTTGACGACCACGATAAGGAATATTAATCTGTCCGAGGTTCGCAGCGGGAAGTTCTGCGGCCTTCACAAGAAAGCGTGTTTTGTTACTTGTGTTTGCACCAATCTTTCCTTCGACAACAAAGAGGTTCGTGCGAACGCCACCTTGAGTCAGTGCAGATTGGAAGTTCGTAATATTCATCTAGGAATCTCCTTTGGGTTGCGGGCCCCCGAAGGGGCCCTTATCATCCACCGACCTCTTCGAAAGATACGCCGCTTGCAGTAGCGACAAAGTTAAGTTGAATAAAGTTGATCGAGCGAGTTGGTTTAATGAAGATATCCGCAACAAACTCATTTCTATCTATAACGCTGCCTGGGTTATTTGACTCGTTACATACAACTTTAAAGTCGGTAATGCCTCTGCGAGACTGAACATCGCGGAGGAATGGAATGACTAAGTTGCGGAACTGCGAGCGGGTAAACTCATCGTTGAACTCGAAGAGTTGGAACTTGGCAGCGGTAGCAATCGCCTTCTCAAGAATAATGAAGAGGCGTCGAACATTGATGCGATCAAACGCAGATGGCTTTCTCTGGAGAGTCTTATCTCCGAAGAGAATTGTTCCCTCGCCAGGGAAGGAGACCACTGGGTTGATGTTGTTCTTATAGAGTTCATCACGGTGGGTCTGTTGAGGGTTGAATGCCAACTTGACGACACCGCGAATCTGTCCACGGTTAAAACCAGCGGGAGAGAACCAAGCCTCATTTTCTTGCTCGGTTCTTGCGAGAAGACCAGCGATATCACCATTTAGTGGGATGTAACGATATACTCCACTAAAGTTGTCGTACATATACTTGTAACCGCTATCCATGACTGCGTATGAAGAACTCTTGTTAAGATCTGTGTTTACAAAGTCGATGGCATTAGTAGTTGCTGTAGACGCCTCCTTATTGATAAAGTCAGAGGCAGGTCTGGGGGACAGGAATGCAATACAGTCCTTACGAGCATCACAAAGATCTACAATAAGACCTTGAATTGTGGCGCTTGCTGGTCCACCGAGGATGAGCGAAACATCCACAGTTTCAGCGTCAGAGAACTTGTCATATCCCTTGAGATAAAGATCCGTCTCTGCTTCGGAAGCGGTGAAGCCACCGTTAGCCATTTTCTTACCATATGCATCGGCGCTGGTAAGGGTCGTGCTAGTGGTAACATTGTTGAATGTTGCACTAGTCTTAACAGCGGGAGTGAATCCTAAGTTGGTATTGACATCAGAGGTTGCTCCGACCCAGATGTATGCACTCTGTTCATTGATGACATCTTTGAAGAAGTTGCTTTCACCGCTGAACTTCTTGGCATCGGTTGCCTTCGAGAGACCCTCGAATGTTTCGAGGACGCTTCCCTTGACTCCAGTCCATGCACCAGTGTTGTCAACGACTGCGACATTGAGAACATCGTTGGTGCCACCAGCAAACTCAACATCTTCAGTGGTTGGGGTAAAGGAGGAAAATAAGTTACGATAACGAGACTCAAGTGTCGCACCTTTGGCGTTACCTGCTGCGACCTGAGATGTGAGAACAGGAGTAATTGAAACTGCGGTAGCACCGCTGACCGCTGTCTTCACGGTTACTGCCTGCCCTGTTGGTAGACGAATTATGTCGCCAATTTCAGCAGTAATTCCTAGACTTGCTGCTCCTGTGGTGAAAGACAGACTACTAGCACCAGCGGCGGCAGTGACACCTAAAGTGGTTGACGATCCAATGGTAATACCTACTTGACCACTGGCAGCGGTGCTTCCATCAAAAACATACACTGCAAGTGCGTTTCCTAGAACGCCTGGATACTTCGCAACGAAGGCAGAACTGAGTGAAGTCTTGGTTTCAAAATCGGTTTCGTTCTTGACAAGAATTCCACTACCTTCAGTTGATGCATTTTTGGCGTTAGTTCCTACAGTACGAACAACCTGAAGGTTGTTTCCGTAGCCTAGGAAGTTAGCGGCGGTGAAAAAGTATTCAAAAGTATCATCATCAGGACCACCAAATCTTCTTTTTAGGGTGTTCACCGAATCGACTAGAGTGATTTCCTCGGCAGGGCCCCACTGAAAAACACCCGCCATACCTGCGGCTGTCGTGGCTACTGCTGGGACAATCGTGGTCAAGTCGATTTCTGTGACATTGACGCCTGGACTGACTTGAAATCCCATATTAATCTCCTTTGATTAAGACCGTCTTATTTCATTTTCATAACGGATCATTTTATTTAGGATTTTGTTGTATTCACCAAAACATGCCACTATCTCTTTCGTCGTGATTATCGCCGTACCATCTCGTCCCCTCATTATCAACAAAGGTAGTTTCGTCTGTACCATCATTGATGAATCCAAAGGGTGACATCTCCTCTTCTAGTTTTTTAATTTTCTCTTCATACAGAGCATCTCGGAACGATCCCTCAATAAATTCATTGAACATGCCTTGAGTGGTAAGCCAACCAAACAGAACTAGTGACATTACTAGGTCGTCGTTGTGGCCGTCTTCTGCTTCGTATGATTGTCTTCTTGCCACGAACGAGAAGAGTTCTTGCATGATCTGGTCATCGCTGATAATCAACTTGTCCTCTTCAATGAGGTTCTTCAGAACCGAACATCCCACACGCTTTGTGACTGTGGTGGTCCGAAGACCCATCGCGGCACCAGAACCGAAACCACCCCAAGATGCCATTTGTCCTTTTCTGCCCTTGGTGATCACTGTCACAATGTTCTGGTATTCGTGATCCGAGTGTAGAATATCCGCCACCTGTCCACCGATGTCATTGATTTCGATAAGACAATATGCGTCATTGTATTGCTTACACAAAGAGTGAACCACTGTTGGGTAAAGCATGGGAGAGATTGTATTGTTTCTGTAAGTGGCGACAACATGATACGGCATCTGAGTAGCGTCAATCACAGTGAACGCACTGTAGTCTTTGCCTTGACCTCTCGAAGTATCCACGGTCATGACATATTTGTGGCCCTCCTTGGGTTTGTGAAAGACTCGCAGCCCCTCGTCATTCTCCATAATGGGAGGATCGTATGTCAGACACTTTAGTTTGGCAGATGATATCAGTGTCGAAGTCGATCCAATAAACTCACATTCGAACTCACCACGGAATTGCTCCTCTGAGGTGTTGGCAATAGTCTGCTCTTTCCATGCGGCATCTCTGCCAGGAACGGCAGACCAGTGAACCTCAATAGGCACATATTCATTTCTCTGGTTCACCGCATCGTTCCAGAACTTGTAGAACATGTTCAGCCCCTTCGGGGTGGACACGATCAGCACCTTCGTTGACTTACCAGAGGTGATGGTGGGGTAGACGGACGAGAAGAACTCCTCAGCGACCCCTGTGGGA